ACTAATAGTCTTAGTTTAGCCTAGAAAAAAGCCCTGGTTTCTTTGAGACCAGGGCTTTTCCTTTATTATCAACTATTTACATAAAAGGAGTTTTACCATGGGTAGAAAGAAAAAGAGACTGCGTTTATTGGCCGCGCAAGAGAAGGCACGAGCAAGACAAGCTGTTGCCTCACCCCCGGTTGCAAAAGAGCCTGAGTGTGTATTACCGCCCGCTCCAGAGCCAAAGAAAAAGGTTTTTCTCAAGAAGTCGGTAAAGTCTAAAACTAAAAAAGCTTGATACTCCTTTTTGAATACTATTTACCTAGTAAGCCAAGGAGATCAAATGAATGGCAGTTCCGACTTTAACACCTGCTTCACAGACCTCTGCAATAGTTTTACCTGAAACAGGATCACTAACCAATGCAGAAACTGCCGCTAATTACCCTTACGGTATTTATGTAGGCAACACAGATTTTGTTTCCGGTGCTGTCGATCAAGTTAATTATACATATCGCAAGTTAGGCGGCGATGTTCTGGATATTGAGATAACTGAGAAGAATGTTTTCGCCGCTTATGAAGAAGCGGTATTAGAATATTCTTATATTGTCAATATACACCAAGCAAAGAATTCAATGGGTTCTGCTTTAGGAATGACAACCGGCACATTTGATCAAGATGGCGAACACAAATCAGATTCTCCACTTGCTGATAACCCGAATATTGCTCTTAAATATCCCAAGTTTGAGTTTGGGTATGTAAAACAAATCGGTGATCGAACTTCAACTGAAGTAGGCTTAGGCGGTACTACTCCTATTTATTCTGCTTCCTTTGCTTCGACTGCTAGTACGCAAGATTACGACCTCCAAGCAATCATATCTAGTTCCGCTAATAGTTCTGATTCACTGTTTTATAACAAAGTGGGCAAAAACCGGGTAACGATCCGGCGTGTATTTTATAAGACACCTCATGCAATGTGGCGTTTTTATGGTTATTACGGTGGTATTAATTCAATCGGCAACTTATCAACTTATGGAATGTATGCAGATGATTCTACTTTCGAAGTTATACCTACTTGGCAAAACAAACTTCAGGCCATGGCCTACGAAGACGCGATTTACACAAGGAACTCTCACTATTCATATGAAATAAAAAACAACATACTTCGTTTGTTCCCAGTACCAGGGACATATTCTCCAGCAAAGTTTTGGGTTGAGTTTACTATCAAACAAGATCCGTGGACCGAGGTCACTTCTAGCATCGATACAGGCATTGATGGCGTAAACAATCTGAATACGATACCATTTGCGAACATTCCTTACAATAATATTAATTCGATTGGTAAACAATGGATTCGAAGGTTTGGTCTTTCATTGACAAAAGAGATGTTGGGACAAGTTCGAGGCAAATTTACAACAATTCCCATTCCAGGAAATAGCGTCAATTTAAATGCTTCTGATTTGTTGAGTCAAGCAAAAGAGGAGCAGGAAAAGTTAAGAGAAGAACTTAAGACAGTGCTAGCAGAAATGACTTACGCCAAAGTTGAGGAAGAACAGGCTTCCATGGTCAAATCTGCAAATGAGATTCTCCAGACAATACCATTTGGCGTATACGTGGGGTAACATAGATGGCACAGGATAAAAATAAATGGTCTCAGCCAACTCAGCCTCCCCCTCCGCTGTTCTTCAATAAGAAAGAACGTGACTTAGTTAAACAGGTAAATGATGAGTTAATAGAAAGAGTAATTGGTCAAACAATACTTTATTATCCCATTGATGCTGACAGTACTAATTTTCATCCGCTATATGGCGAGGCAATAGAAAAAACCTTTTTGCCTCCTGTAAGAGTTATGGCACTCATTGAGTGGGGTAATATAGCAACTGAAACAAGCCATACATATGGTATGGACAAAACAGGTACCTTAACTTGTCATTTCCACGACAGAAGGATATCAGATGATCAGGATTTATTTGTTCGTGAAGGTGACTTTATTTTATACGGACAAATATATTATGAAATAGTTAATGTAGATTTTCCTGCACAACTGTTTGGGCAGATCAATCACCAAGTAGAGGTAAGCGCTAAATGTCTGAGAGCACGCAAGGGAGTTTTCGATGCCCGATAATAAGCAAAAAGATATCGATTACTCTTATACTGGTGTCGCAGATCCTAGCGTAATTGAAGAACAAATTATTACACCTTCGACGTTGGAAAATATTGATTTTGCAGTGTATGATTTCTTTGAAGAGAATTTGGACATTTCAGCAAACACAAATCAGGGATTTAAGAAAGTACCTATATTTTGGGTAACCCCAGAAAGATCTTTTGCTAGAAAGCTTAGAGATCTGAGAGATGACAATGGAATGGTTATCTACCCTTTAATGACTATTGAAAGAAAAAGCATGAATAAGGACCGCGCCAAAAGAGGTAAATATTACGCTGCTTTGGATCGCATGCGTAGTTTTAACCAAGGTCAAGTTACAATTGCGCGGAGACTCAATCAAAAAGAAACCAACAAATTTGCTACCGCAACTGCTTACAGGAAGAGCAAAATAAATGATCCTAATATGAAAAGAGTTAACAAAAAGATTGTTTATGAAACCATTACTATTCCATACCCTGCTTACGTTGATATGGCTTATGAGATGACGATTTACACTGAATATCAGCAACAAATGAATGATATTTTAACTGCTGTTACAGATGGCACCAATCCTAGTAATTACTTTGTCATGCAAAGAAACGGTCATGCTTATGAAGCGTTCGTACAGCCGGATTTTACTTTTGATAATACCGCTACTTTGCAGGAAGAGGCTAGAGTGTATAAAACCACTATTACCACAAATGTCTTAGGTTATACAATTGGCTCAGGGATTAATGATGACATGCCAAAGATTATAAAGAAGCAGAATTTCGTCGAGGTAAGAATTGGAAGAGAAAGGGTTATTCTTGGAGAAAAGAACCCCAATAACGACGACGGTTTTTTCAGAGGTTAGTTCTTTTCATGAAATTATTTACTATTTACTATAGCATTCACATAGCTTAAGTAAATATCCAATATAATAGGAGAATGTTCAATGCCTATAGATAAGTATCGATTCATATCCCCCGGTGTTTTCACCACCGAAATAGATCAATCCCAACGCGATAATGTAGATTTATTAGAAAGAGGACCCATCATTATTGGTCGTTCTCGAAAAGGACCGGCTTTTGAGCCTGTTCGTGTCAAATCGTATGAAGAATTTGTACGACTTTTTGGAGAACCTGTCGCGGGCGGCGGTGCAAATGATGCATGGCGAAATGGAGGTCTAGGATCCCCAATGTACGGTACTTATGCGGTTGAAGCATATTTAAGAGATAATCAGCCTGTTACGTTCATGAGGCTATTGGGTGCTGTTGATCCCGATTGGGCCGGTGCGCAAGCGGGCTCTAATGGTTGGCAAGTCGCAACGGGAAATGCCACTGGCGGCGGGGCATATGCTTTGTATGCCATACCAAGTGGTTCTCTCACTTATACAACGGGCACACTTGCTGCCGTTTGGTATTGCGGCTCAGGAGCAAGTATTACTTTGTCTGGTACAACTAATATGTCAGGCGCTGCTTCCCTGGCCATCAACGCCGGCACGGCATCGAATGCTGCACTTTTACAGATGGCGGGGACTTCACCTACTTTTAAGGTGGTTCTTAGCCAGAGTTCGACAGCAAACTCTGTTAAAACATTCGACTTCAATAGAAGTAGTGCCAATTATATTCGCAATGTTTTCAATACTGACCCAACACAGTTGAATAGCTACCTATATGCATCAGGCGAATATGATAATTATGTTCTAGGTCCGACGTATGAAAGAGCTGTAGCCAGTTTGTCGAGTTCAGTAGGGTCGATGTTAGGCATGGTGCTAAAGTTTATATCCGGATCCAATGCCGTTAATGGCGGCGATTTCCAAGGTCTATACAACAGTACAGATTACGGACCACCTACTGCAAAAACAGGCTGGTTCTTATCGCAAGATTTGGATAATCCCACTGAGGGTTTTCTCCCTCAAAATAGCTCTAAAAAGCTATTCAGGTTTCATGGACTGCAACAATCTGGTGATGATCTTCAGAGTAAGGTAAAAATCTCTATTAGAGATATTTCTTATCCTACAGCACAAGAGACAAATGTTAATCCATGGCCAAGTTGGACTTTACAGATACGCGATATTAGGGATACTGATCGTGCCCCAAGAGTTTTAGAATCATTTGAGGGTCTCAATCTTAATCCCACTTCTCCCAACTTTATTGCCAAAGTTATTGGTGATAAATACGCTCAATATAACACCACTGAGCGACGAATGGAAGAAGTTGGTGATTATACTAATCAATCGCAATATATTCGTGTCCAAATTCACGATGATTACAAAGAGGGAGGAGGAGATCTTTTGATGCCTTTCGGCGTTCTCGGGCCACCCAAATTTAGGGACAACAAGACGGTATTTCTAACCCAATCTACAGGTGGAGGAGGAACCGCTTGCATCGGCCAGATGACGGCCACCGGCCAACCGCAATATTGGGGAGAACCTAGCCCTATAGCTAATCATTTCCAATCCGCTGGCGATGCGCTCACAGACTCTACCAAATTTCTATTAGCTTCATCTTCAGCGGAGTTCGAGGATGCCGATAGTGATCAGGTTTACCTCACGACCTTAACTGGCGGTATTCTACTTAAGTATCCCGCTATTCCTCTTGTTGTTAGCGCAAGCACAATGATGGGGGCTAATGGCCAAAAGAATGCTTATTTTGGAGCTGATTTGCAGGAAACTGCAGGTTCAAAACGTTTGTCACCAGATATTGTTGATATGCTTCGTGTTTTACCAGCAAGTTTGGGTGATACTTCACCTTCAGTAGATTTTCAGTACGCTTTTACTCTAGATAATATAATTCAAGTCGGCACCGGAAGTAATCCTACTTTTGTCTACCAATCAGGATCTAGAGGTACCGGCACTTCTATAACTGCACTTAGCGGTGCGTCTTCGGTCATAACTGGCTCAGAAATTAACAAGTTTACGACTGTCATGTACGGTGGTTTCGATGGGCTAGATATTACCGAACTTAATCCGTTTCGCAATTATATTTTAAGTGGTGATGGTACTTATGTAAATAGTGATAAATATGGTACCAGTGAAGCCACTAACTATGCTCTGCATTCCATAAATAGGGCTCTTAATATTATCAGAGATCCGGAGCTTGTGGATTATAACTTGGCTGCAATGCCAGGTATTACCAACGAAGGTTTGACGGATGAGTTAATCGATATTTGTGAGGATAGGGGGGATGCTCTGGCCCTCATTGATATTCAAAATGATTATCAACCAAGAGCAGAGGGTACTCCATCTACTTTTCCGAAGCTTCCCAATCTAACCAACGCAGTTAATTCATGGAAAGGGCGTTCTACTGATTCAAGTTATGGTTGCGCATTTTTTCCATGGGTGCAGACTCGTGATCGAAGAACGGGCCAACTTGTTTGGATCCCACCGTCTATTGCCGCTTTGGGTACGATGGGATCTTCAGCAGCACGTTCTGAGTTATGGTTCGCACCAGCCGGTTTCAACCGTGGAGGACTTTCACAGGGCTCAGCCGGCATACCCATCGTTAACGTTCGAAAGAAGCTTACATCGAAGAATCGCGACAAGCTTTATGAGAATAGAATCAATCCGATTGCTTCTTTCCCAGCCGAAGGTATTGTGATTTTTGGACAGAAAACATGCCAGATAGCAGAAACTGCTCTTGATAGAATTAATGTTAGAAGACTTTTGATCTTCTTGAAGAAGCAGATTTCATTTGTTGCTAATACGATATTGTTTGATCAAAATGTTCCCGCAACTTGGGCGAGGTTTAAGGGACAAGTAGATCCTCTATTGAGTAACGTACAGACACGATTTGGCTTGACGGATTATAAACTTATCCTTGATGAAACTACAACAACTCCTGAGTTAATTGACAGGAATATCATGTACGCTAAGATATATCTCAAGCCTGCTAGAGCTATCGAATACATTGCTCTAGACTTCTTTATCTCCTCAACAGGAGCTTCTTTTGAAGATTAATTTAACTATTAGCTATTTATTTTGTAACATATTACAGGAGATTACGTAGATGCCAACACCGACTTTTTGGAATTCAGCTTTAACGGAACCTAAGCGACAATTTAGGTTTCTTATGAGATTTGGACAAATGGGGGATGGTCCTACCTTTGCTTGCAAAACTATTTCCAAGCCTGTTGCCCAGCTTGATTCAACGCCCCATCAATATTTGAATCACACTTTTAAGTATCCCAATCGTGTAGTTTGGCAGCCCATTTCTGTCACATTGGTAGATATAGTACAGCCCGATATCGGCGCTACTATTCTTGGTGTTTTGAGAGAGTCGGGTTATACGTGGCCTGAAAACCTAAAAGCTGCAGCAACATGCATCACGAAGGCACAAGCAACAGCTCCTTTTGACAAGGTTACAATTACACAACTAGGAAAGCCGTTGCCAACCGGAGCGGGTGGAGATATAGTCGTTCCCAATACACAGCTAGATATTTTGGATGAATGGGAGCTTCATAATGCGTTTATTAATGGTACTATCAATTTTGGTAGTGATCTATCTTACGAGAATGATGGTTTGGTAGAAGTATCCTTTGATCTAGAATATGATTATGCATATATGACATGGGCCGGTGGCCAAAGCAACGGATGGCAGCCAGCTGCAGCAGATGGTATTAAGCCACGTTTTAGCAGTGGAAAAGACAATCCCAACTAATTAAGATATTTGAAAAGAGGTAAAAATGAAATCAAGAAATAGTGGTGCACGTCGAGCAGCTCCCGACATTCCGGCAGCTCCTCCACCGCAACACGATATTTCAGAAGCTCCCCCCGCCCCTCCGGAAGCCACAAGCAAGAACAGCCTGCTGAACTTTATTCAGCCCACTGAATTTATTCAACTTCCAACCGGAGGAAGGTTTTATCCAGAAGGGCACCCACTTCATAATCAAGATTCTATTGAAATCAGTATGATGACAGCAAAGGAAGAGGATATTCTGACAAATCAGTCCTTAATCAAAAAGGGCGTTGCTATCAACAAGATGATACAGAGTCTATTGGTTGATAAGAATATCGATCCTAGAGATTTGTTTTTGGGAGATAAGAATGCTTTAGTGGTTGCAACTAGAATATCAGCATATGGGGCTTCCTACGAAATAAATATCACATGTCCTGAATGTGGACATTCCCAAACTTGTGATATTGATTTAGAAGAGGTCGTAGCTGTCGATGATTTCAATATGCAAGACGGCATTGAAATGAATGACAGAAATAACTTTGTCATGACGCTTCCTAAAACTGGTATTGTTGCCGAGGTCAGACTGTTAAATGGTCATGATGGCGTCGAGGATATAGTCAATAAGAAGCATTTTGGGCTTATCAGCCTATTTAAGAAATTCGTGGTTTCTTTAAATAATATTACCGATAGAAAGATGATCAATGAGTTTTTGGAAATGATGCCCGCATCAGATTCAAGATTCTTGAGAGAAGCTTATAGCAATCTCGTTCCCAATATCGACATGACACAAGATTTTGAGTGTGATGTGTGCGCCCACGAACAGACAATGGAGGTTCCGCTTAGTGCGGACTTTTTTTGGCCTCGATCATAACTATAGTGAAAATGTATATGAACAAATGTTTGCGCTCGTATTTCATGGTAAACTTAGCTTAATTGAAGCCTACAATCTTCCTGTTGGTTTGCGCGTTTGGTTTATAAAAAGACTCCAGCGAGAGTTTGATGAAGAGAAGCGCCAACATGAAGAAGCTTCGAGGTCATCACGTTACAAGAGATAAATTTGTTAATGAAAACTAGTTATATTGACCATTAGGGGATTATTCGTGGAACAGGTTGTAATCGATTTAAGTCAACATAAGCTTTTGAAAGAGCAATCACTGGCGACATTGGGAGCTGAATTGAAGGGCGTTCTTAGGGGAATGTTTGGTCCGGTTAAGACCAGCTTGAGCGTTAGAGGTACTAGCTCAGAGATAGAGAAGTTTGTGGCTGCTTTAGCTGGCGAGAAAAAATATATGGAAAGTTACCTCAAGTATGGCCTTGATGATCCGCGTACTTTAAGCAACAAATACAAACTTCATAACGCTGCCATGGCCTTTGAAAGGGAAACGGGCATCACATGGCCATTTAAATAAGGGGGTCATTTTGAATGCCGGTAGACGGACCAACACCAGCCGAAATAGCAGCACTTACTAAGTCTCTAGAAGATTTAAGAAACGAAAGAGAAGCTCAACTTAAGCTACGCAAAGAGATGGCGTCGGCTGCTGATATTGAGATTAACACCCTTAAGACGGAAATAGAGTTGCTCACTGAGCAAGCTATGACCGCTAGAAATAACGCCATTATGTTGGCCGAACTTCAAGCCAATGCAAAAGATGACGAAGAGGCTTACAGGACCGAACTGCAGTTAAAGGTTGAAGCACTGAAAGAGGCTGATGATAAAACTGGAAAATATGCTGATCAAATTAGAATACTTAACGATATCCTTAATGATACCACCGCCAATACTAAAGATCTAGTTGAGAAGTTCAAAAAAGAACAACAACAAGCATTAAGAACCAGTAAGGCCATTCTCAACCTTAAGAAAAATACAGAAGGTTTATCGAACGCCACATCCGGCTTGCTTGGGGACCTCACTGGGATGACACTCCAATTAGGCAAGAAAGGGTTTGGGGGCGCATTAGCCAAAGCCTTAACCGAGGGTGCTAGCTTTAAAAATCTTTTGGGAGACATGGGAGAAAAACTCCTGGATCTAAATATTGTGGGCAATATTTTTGCCAATACATTTAACAATGCATGGGAGCTGGCGGATTACGAAGCTGGTATAAGACAGGCAACTGGTGCAGGCGAGGAAATGAATGAGGTATTTATTGAATCATACAAAAGTACTCTTTTGCTTGGCCGAAAAGCTGTTGAAGTCGCTGGAAATACTAAAGCTCTTGCCCAGGAATTTATTGGTTTTACTAATTTAAGTGGTGATGCCCAAAGACGGTTGACTTCTTTAACGTCGACCTTAGATCTCTATGGTATATCTTCATCTGACGTCGCAGCCACCCAAGACATATTACAAATGTCATTGCAAATGAGTGCTGAAGAAGCTGAATCTACGCAAATGGAATTGGTTTCCTTAGCAAAGGCTTTAAAGGTGCCTCCAAGTATTATAACCAAAGACTTCAAAACAGCACAGAATGTCATTGGACAATTTGGCAAAGAAGGTATTAACGTCTTTAAGGGTCTCTCTGCTCAAGTAAAGGCAACTGGTATTGAGATGAGCAGCCTCATTGGCATTGCTGAGCAGTTTGATACTTTTGAAAGTGCTGCTGAACACGTAGGGTCTCTTAATGCCATTATGGGGGGCGACTATTTTGATACAATGACAATGGTAGCGGCCACTGAAGATGAGAGGATTGCTCTATTAAAACAAGGTGTTGCAGCCATGGGTAAATCCTGGGAATCAATGGGGCGTTTTGAAAGAAAATCCATCATGGCAGCTGCTGGCATCCGTGATATGACTGAGGCCAATAAGATGTTTGGAAGCAGTTTAGAATCAGTGAATGCAAGACAAATCGAAGCTTTTAATGCTGGAAAAATGGGATGGGATGATTTAACAGAAGGCGCAAAAGGCGCGATGGGTGCAACCGATAAATGGAACGCTATATTGGGAAGAATGGCACTAATAATACAACCGGTTATCGACGGCCTCATGGAGTTTTTGGACGGGCTTTTAGGGTTTCTGGAAATAGCTACTCCCGTATTTGAATTTTTCGAAGGTATTATTGGCTTCTTTATGGGAGTTCTAAAACCTGTATTTTTGGCAACCGGAGCACTATTAGGTCTCGTTGGTGCGTTTAAAGCTCTTAAATTTATAACGATGATGCTTGTCAAATCGGGGCCCATTGGTTGGCTCATAACGGGACTAACATTGGTTTATGAGTTAATGAAAGCAATAGGATTAACTACTGATGATACTAGTTCATCACTTCAGAACTTGAAACCGCCCGCTTGGTTACCAGGGTCAAAAGCTGCCACTCCGGCCACACCCACTGCGGTGGGAACCCCCGGAATTCCAGGAGGAGCAATCAGTACTGCTTCTCAAGGAGCGAGCGTGTCCAGACACCAGCAGATAGCCATGGCCGCAGCTAGCGCCCCAGCGCCATCTCCAGCTGTTACGTCTCCTGCTTTTGGCGGCGATGTTGTGGTTCAATTAAATGGAAACGAGATTGCACGTCTTTCCAAAGATGCAGTACGCGAACAAATAAGGGGCTATAGCTAATGGGATCAGATAGTTCAGATAATCTATACCAACAAAAGCTTCAGGGATTGCAAATAACGCATGTTCCAACAGGTAAAATTGTAGAGTTTAAAGCTTTTTTAACGGCTTTTACCGATAACTATGCATCCAAATGGAATGCTCAAGACGTCTACGGTCGTATGGACCCTATAGCTACTTTTCAAAACACAAGAAGGAATGTAAATATTGCATGGACAGTCCCCGCATTCGGTGCCACTGAGGCACAAACCAATTTACAGAGAGCTTCTAGGTTCTTTGAGATGCTATATCCGGCGTATGCGTCAGGGAAAAACACATCTGGTGCCAATCAAATAAGTGCTGCACCGTTGCTTAGATTTAAGTTTGCAAATTTGGCTTGCAGCATCACGGAGTCCCCTCAGATCCTTTTGGATGGATTATTGGGATTTGTTAATGGAACTGTCTCGCTTCGACCAGATTTAAATGCAGGATTTTGGGATGAATTTGAAGAAGAACTGTATCCAATGGCCTTTTCTTTGGCTTTTGATTTGACCGTCCTTCACACTCACGAATTGGGCTGGGATGCCACTGCCGGTACTTTTCGAGGTAACAAAGGAGGCCGTAGTTTTCCTTACGGGTCTCCTACTTATTTCGAATTTTTAAACAAAATCAACCCACCACCAACGACTAATACAGGTAATAATCAAATAGAGGGTCAGAATGGGAAAAGTATTCCAGATCGAAATTCCCCGAACCAGGAGAAAACTGAATCGCCGTTATTGACTAAACTGAAAGAAGATAATCCCAATTGGGACGCAGAGCAAGATTGGAGCCACCAAGATGCGAAACGGGGGTATACGCCTTCAGGTCTCATAGCTGATCGGAGCAATACGCCAGCGGAGAGGTTGGAAAGTCAAAATATCGAAGCTTCAATTTTCAGTGAAGAAGGCAAATTAAAGAAATCGTTTATGGAAGACCTAGGGCAGACTGCGAAGATCTCTAAAGAGGATTATGCATACCAACAAAACCGACGTGAGCTTTTCAGGGAGATGCCTGCTGTCAACCTGACTGAGGACAAGGTATCAGAATAATAATGAGTGATTATTTAAGAGAGGCTATAGCTAATGGGATCAGATAGTTCAGATAATCTATACCAACAAAAGCTTCACGGTTTGCAGATCATGCATGTTCCCACAGGCAAAATTGTAGAGTTTAAAGCTTTTTTAACGGACCTAAGTGACAACTATACTTCCAATTGGAAAATGGAAGAAGCGATTGGGCGAATGGATCCTATTGCTACTTTTCAAGGTACAAAGAGGAATATCACTGTTGCTTGGACCGTACCAGCATTCAGCGCGGAAGAAGCACAGACAAACTTAATGAGGGCTTCTAGGTTTTTCGAGATGTTATATCCTACTTACACATCCGGAGGCGGAGGCGCAGGCCAAATGAATGCAGCGCCATTACTGAGGGTCAAGTTTGCAAATTTGATTTGTAGCGTTAAAGATGGTTCTCCTTCCAGAGGAATTGAGAATGGATTATTGGGCTTTATTAATGGATCCGTTTCATTACAGCCGGATCTTAATACAGGATTTTGGGATGAATCGATTGATCAATTATATTCAATGTCTTTTTCTTTGGGATTTAACTTTACTGTACTACATACCCATGAATTAGGATGGGATGCTAGCGCCCGTAAGTTTAGAGGAAACAGAGGTGGCCGCACTTTTCCTTATGGATCTCCGACTTATTTCGAATCTCAAAACAAGATAGCCCAATTGGGGGAAGGAGGTACTTCCACCCCAACGGGAGGATCTAGAACAACTACACCCGCGCCTAACGATCCGAGTGTTGATACTGAAGCGGTGGCGGCCAAAACAAAAGAGGATAATACAAACGCCGCGAACCAAACATCAGCCCCAGCAGTAAAATATTCCACGGTCGCTGAGATGGCTCAAGCAAGACTCGCTAGCGGAGAACAATTACTCTCTCAAGAATATAACACCCTGTCAGAGGAACAAAAAGAGGCCTATGATGAGGCGAATCCTCATGGCGAGACCGCGATTTTAGATCCAAACAAAGGTGGAGTATCAGCAGGTTTTATGAAGGATCTAAAAGCCACTGCAGCGAAGAGTACCGGGCCTCCTCCAATGCCCAAGAATTGGCAAGAACTGCCATACAATAATAAGAGCAGGGTCGCCTATAGAAACTGGTATAAAAAGAAGAAAAGAAAATAAAATATTTATTTTCAAATATTAGTCTTCTTACGTATCTATTTTTGAATACACTATTTACATAATAGAAGAGGTT